GATCGTCTGGAAAGATTCTTCAATCAATGAGTACGTCAAAGGCATTTTTACTCTGGTTCTTGGTCGCTTTCTTGGTTATCTGGATAACATCTATAACTATGAATTCGGCACCACTCGGATAAACAAGACTAAAGATGAGACCATTAAGTCTCTCACCCAATCAGCTCAGGAGAAATAATCATGGCTACCACTGGCGGTAAGATCGATACTGTTGACAATTCTGGGCTAGTCAATCTAGCTTCTCTGTTTCTTGGTAAGAATACTAACACTTCCTTTGGTGGATCAACTTCCACTAAACAAACCACTAGCGAGGAAGTATCTCCAGACGCAGTTAATGCAATTGTCAAACAGATGCTAGAAGGCACTCAAGGTTTGGCAGCTGTAGCTCAAGGACAGAAGACAGCAGGTCTGTATAACTCATCTACCAATCAACTCCTAGTGAATGATCTTCTCTCTCGTACTGCTGGAGTAGCTGCGGCTGCGAATAAGAAAACAGTAGTAGATAATACTACAGCTGATAATCGTACTCAGACAGCTAAAACTGATCCTCAAGTATCTCCTCAATTGGGTCTTGGGTTGCTAGGAGCTGCTCAACTCCTAAGCGCTTCAGGTGGACTGGGAGCTGTAGGTAAACTTCTAGGAATCAAAACTGCTGCTGATGCTGTAGGATCTAAATCAACCGCAGGTACCCAGTTTAAGACCAGTGATTTTGAGGACAAAGAGCCTGGCGGTACTACATCTATTGATGGACTTCCAGCAGTTGGTACAGCAGGCAATGCTCAACAAGCTGATGTAGCTCAATTAGTTCAACAACATCTGGATACTACCAGCGGTTATGGACTGGCTGGAGCTAGCATTGCTCCTACGATTCTTGAATCTACTCCTGTAGTTGATGCTCCAATTGTGACTCCTGATATAGGAGATATTGGAGATATTGGTGTTGGCCTACCAACTCTGGATTTCAGTGGTGGTGCTTATGATGGCGCCGGAGCTATGGATTATAGTGGAGCTACAGCAGATCTACCTGGATCTATTTTGGATGAATTTAGTTTTGCGAAAGGTGGACTAGTTCCTGAAGGCTATGCAGATGGAGGGCAGGTAAGTGACGGGCGGAAGACTCACACTTATCAACCAACTTTGGCTGATCATCTTTTGGGAAACTTAATTAAAACTTTTGAGTCTCCCCTGGCTAACGCACAAACTACTTTGTTGGATAGCTCTGGTAGAAAATCTAGCAAAGCTGATCCTAGAGTACCTGCTGACACTCGCGTAGCCGCTACAAAGGCAGGTAGTTTGGGAGACAGCAGTGCAGCCGTAATTTCTCTTATCACAGATTTGTTGGCTGGGCAGCAGCTTATTTATCCCACAGATGCAGAGGTATCTCCAGTACTTCAGCCTTTTCCTTACGATCCTAAAACTATTCAATCAGTGTTTCCGCGAGGTTATGCAGATGGTGGACTAGTTAATACAGGTCTCCGTCCTTCATCTTCTCCTAAGCCATCTGGGCTAGGAATTGATTCTTCAGTAATCAATAATACAGTTAATACTGTAATGTCACAAGCCACGGCAGCCCCAGCTAGTTCTACAACCTCCAGAACTCAGGCAACTCCTAAGACTTCTACCTCTACCACTCCCAGAAAAACTACTCAATCAGCTGATACTAATCCAGGTAATTCTTCCACTGCTCCTGCTGGAATAACTCCTGGAGCAGCTTCTGGCATTGGTACTAATCCTACAGGTCTGTCTATTGGACTTAACTCTATAGGTGTAAGTGCTCCTGGACTCGCAGGACTCGCTAGTGCTTCTAATAATGCAAGCGCAGTAAACTCTACAGCCTCTGGGCTAGCTGGAGTAGTTGGTGGTGGATTAGCTGGACTTCCGGGCGCATTGATTGGATCACTAGTTACTTCTCTCCTAATGAGTCAGGCTAATGCTGGACCAGCTAGCACTCCCGGAGCGGTGGCAGCTAGCAATGCCAATAATGCTAGTGCAGTTAATGGTATGGATCCTATGGATGCTATGATGGCATTCTTGGGAGCTACATCCTCAGCTGATTCAACTTCTCCTGGCTTGTCTACTGAAGGTGGAATTGGAGTTGGAGATTCTTCTGGAGCTTCAGTAGGTACAGATGGCGATGGTGGTGTAGGAGCTGGAGCTGCTCTCAAACGTGGTGGTAATGTTCCTGGAGATGATCCCACTAATAGTGATTCCGTGCAAGCTAATCTTACTGGTGGTGAGTTCGTAATTAATCGTAATGCCACTAAGATGTTCAGGCCAGTTCTTGAGATGATTAACTCAATGATTCCTTCTTCTCCTGGTGTGAGGTAATATCATGGCAGGTAATCCCGCATCCATGTTCGATCTGAATTCTCTACTTACTTCCACTCTTGGAATGCAAACAGAGGGTTCAGACGTTGTTAACTCTATCCGTAAAAATGCTGCGGATTTGGCTGCAGCCTCTGCAAAACAAGTAGAGGATTCTAATGCTGCTGCGGCAGCTGCTGCTGATCTGGATCGGATTAAACAAGAGGATAAGCTTCGCCAAGAGAATCAGTATCTTGCAATCGCTAATCGCTTAGGTACTAATCCTGATCTTACTGGAGGTGCAGTTAATAAACTCACTGAAGTAGCTAACCAGGCTCTCAACCAACAGCTTGAACTCCGTAAAGTAATTACCGAGAAAACTTCTATCAATTTCCTTGAGAATCCTATCGGTTATCTGGCGGCACGGTTAACTGTGAACTCTGACATTGAGAGACACAATCTTGCTGTAGATACAAGAGAGACAGCTCAACAACAGATTGATTGGCTGGAGAAAACTACGAAGGAACAGTTTTATACAGCTAATGCAATGACTCAGACTGTGAATGATCAAACCATTCGAGCTGGACAGATCATCGCAGGAGCAGCGTATAAGGCACAAGCTAATCAAGCAGCCCAACAAGCCGCACGAGATGGAATCTCTAATTTGTTAGCAGTTAGGAGTGTGGATAAAGATTCTCTGATGCTTGCGTATCAGGGTAATGCAGCTATCCAACAACAGAAAGCTTATTCCCTCCAGCTTCAACACCTAAATCTTTCTCGTGAGCAATTTAATCTCGCTAAACAAGCTCACACTGAAAAACTAAATGAAGACTCTCTCACTCTCCGCTACATCCAGAAAGGGTTCTTCAATCTAACTGGTAATCAGATGCCTGAGCAAACAGCTAAAGATGCTCTCGTTGCATTCAAGATGAAGAATCCTCAGTATGTAGATTTCTTCAACTCTGGTATGTCATCTTTCATGGCTGATCCGAAGGGAGTACAGACAATCTATTCATTCTCTCCTTCTGATTCTCTGGATATGTATGCGTCTGGAAGACTTACTAATATCTCAGCAGCTCAAAAAGATGTGTTTAATAAACTCGCTGAGTGGAGAAGGGAATTCACATCTCCCGCTGTACAGAATGAATTGAAAATCGATCCTAAGGATAAGAAAGGATTTGAAGGAGCATTCAATCAATTTATCCAACGTAAGGTCAATGAATCAGCTAATACTCCAGGATCAACATTCTCTCCTGCTCCTATCGTAGATACGGTTAAATTCGATCCTAAACTTGCCCAGACTCCTCTCTGGGTTAAGGTATTGGAACCTGCTCAGCGCGTTGGGGCTGATCTAAGTGATCCTAACATTATGAGTAATCTTATTCAATCAGCTATGGTTGAAGGCAAGCTCTCATATGCTGATGCTTTGGATGCTCCAGCTTTCTGGATCAAAGGATTGGAACTCAAAGCTAAGAGTCAGAATCTCACGGCAATGGGAATTGCACAGCCAGCTCAATATAAAGTGGGATTGGATATGCCACTGAGTATTGGTAAGACTCCAGTGAATGTATTGGATAGACTTGAGTGGGCTAGATTTATTAATCAGTCAGCCTCACGTAAAGCTATTAAGATGGTTCAAGAACAAACTAATTTGGATGTTGGATTAAGAGTTCTTGGTCCTGTTAAGGGAGCCTTGCCGAGAGAGCTAGCTACTCTTAACTCAGATGGTAATGGACGAATTTTGGATAATACAACTCCTCGTCAATCTCCATATCTTGGTAATCAATACACCTCTGGTGAGAGGATTGAATAATGGCAGCTCCCAACTATATCACCGATGTTTCTGGTCCTACTCCTAACTATCTCCTAGGAGCGGATAATCATAATCTAGGTAATGATTCTACTTCTTGGTTTGATCCTACCACATGGCCAGATAAGGTTGGCAATGCTGGTAAGTTCTTTGCTGTCTCAGCTCTCTCAGGTGCAGACTCAGTATATAACTCAGCTGTCACAGTAGGTAATTGGCTAGGTGCAGAAGCATCCCTCTCAGATACCTCTCAGTGGATTACAGCGCTAGATGCTGATCTAGGTCAATACTATTCTCAAAATCGTCAAGCAGCGGATCTAGCTGGCTTCATTGGTACCGCATTTGTTCCTGGCATTGGTGGGATTAAAGCTCTTAATGCAGGTCAGAATGCGCTGAGAGCTGCAACCAAAGCTGGATCTATTGGTAAGAATCTCTCACAATTCACAGGGATTCTAGCCCCCTCAACTGAGACATACGTTAAACTAGCTGGAGCTGAGATTAAGTCTCAACAAGCCGTTTTCTCTTCCCTCAACAAATCTACTCTACAAGCTCTAGGATCTGGAGTATGGCAGAATGCCTTAGAAGGTGCAGCATTTGAAACATTTGTACAAGCTACAATGTTCAAATCTCCTATTCTAGAGACTCAAGACAATTGGGATATTGCTAAGAATATTCTCACAGGTGCTGCATTAGGTGGAGTAATTGGTGGGGCATTTGAAGGAGCTAGGACTCTGCGAGGTATTAAGAATGAACGACTCGCTGAAGATTATGCCCTCAAACCATTTAATTCTCGTGAAGTAGTTCAGGAAGCTACCTCTCCGGCAGATCGTATTATTCTCGCATTAGAGAATAGAGATATGACTGCTGTGCCATACATTCCTCCTTTGCCTGCTTCAGCCTCAGTAGCTGAACAAGAGTTGAGAGCCGCTCAGCTAGCTAATGCTCAGGCCGCTGTGGCGAAGAAATCAGCATCGATTAATAACACAGTAAGAGAAGCTCTACATGAGATGAATGTAGGAGCTAATCCTGAACTCATCAATCTAGTTGCTGATTCACTGCAAGGTATTGGACACATTGATGCATTGAAGAATCTTGCAGGTGCGGAGGAGATTACTAGAGTTCTCAATACTACAAAGATGGAGAGAGAAGCTGCTAAGAATCTCACTCCTGGAGTACAATCTCGCTATGTCAAACTTCAAGGTGAGAATGCAGGAGAAGTTAGTTTTGATCTTCCTCCTGTGCTCTCAGTAGCTGATCGAGTAGCTCTTAAATCTGGTCAGACTCTGCAAGATGCAATCAATGCAGAAGTTAAATCTAAAGGCTTCACTCACAAACTTCTTTGGGATCCACTCTCCAAAGCCTCTAAACTCTCTTGGAGGGATGCAGAACTACGTTATATTTGGGCAGATCAACTCACTAAACTTCCTGAGAATGCTCTCATTCATGGGAATGATATTCCTCTTCTAGAGCGCTTTCTCAAAGATGGAAATGTAGATCTGAGAATTCAAGTGGGTAAGACTGAGTTCAAACCTTCTACTCCTCAAGAACTGAGAGAATTTATTATCTCTCGTAAGGATGCACTCTCTAATGATCTGATGCTCAAGAGGATTGATAAGTTAGATCCTGAGAGTGATTCTATCGAGACCATCACTGCTGCCATTGGTAAGACTCTTAATATGAGAGTGAATTGGCTCGAAGGCACACGAGAAGTTGTTGATCCTTCCAAAGGTTATTTCGCTTGGCAAACGCTAGGAGAAGAAACAGCAGCATTGCGTAAGGCTAAGGGTCTCACTCCTATTGATACTCCCTCCTATTACCAACCTCAGCTCGCTAAGATTAACTATAAGATCCCTGATCCTCTGAATCCTAACGCATCTAGTTTTGTGACTGATGCAATGGTTCATATCAAGCAACAACAGAAATTGTTTCAGGAACAAGCTGATAGAGTTGTTGCTAAGCAATCAGGTACTGATCTGTACAATCGGATGGCAGAACTAAGTGATGTAGATCTCGCCAGAACTAATAGCTATGGAGCTGGTTCTGGAATGCTCTCCAGTGCTCAGAGTCGCTATGGTTCTCCTGAATCAACAGTTCAATATCTTGGTGGAGTGAGTAAGGATCTCACAGGTAAAATCAAACAAGGAGTAGATGATACTCTCCAAGGTCCACTGTATCATGTCTCTCAGAATAAAGAAGCAGCTATCGAAGTAGCTACAGTGAATCAACAGCTCTCTCGCACTTCAGAACATTATGTATTTGATAGAGAGGATCTCTTAGGTCTAGGAGAGAATACTCTTGTACCTAAAAAGTATATTGATGCAGCTAAGAAAGGTGGTGAAGATTTCTCTACTGATGATCTCGCAGCTATCTCTCTCCAACCGGGTGCGCCGGAGTATATTAAATTCCAGACTTGGGAAGCTGCTGAACTATTCAATGCTCATGCATCTCTCACTGCACAACGTACATCCAATGCGATGGAACGTAACACAGCTTATGGAAAGATAGATCAGAAATCAGCTGATATTGTTAGACCATATCGTCATGCGATTAAAGACTATCCTCACTTCGCACTGGTGAAAGATCCTTCAGTTACTGGAGCTGGTCATACAACTATGCTCTTTGCTAATACTCCTAAAGAGTTGGAAGCACTGATCGCTAAGACTAATAGAGATTTCCCTGAGTTCCAGGTTCTCACTAAACAGGACACTGCTGAATATTACCGTGCTCATCAAGAGTATGAATATTCTCGGGGGCTAAATGAGAATTATATTGACTCCTCCCTCAAGTCTAGAGGGATTTTTTCCAACTTCTATACCGAGACTGATCCGAATAAGATTGTAGATACGATTCTTCAATATCATTATCGTAGTGCTGAAGTCGAAGCCTCTGAGATTATGAGATTGAAATTCAATTCCCAATTTAATTGGTTGGAGAATCAAGCTAATGCATACAGTGCGCTGGAGTCCTCTAAATTCGGTGGTGGCAAGATTGGGACAATTCAACAGAATGAGAAGAATCCTTATATCTCATACATCAAAACTGCTCTGAATCTTTCCTCCACTCCAACATCTAATCCTTGGTGGTCTCTGAATAAGTGGCTAGATAATAGTGTTTCGGCGCTAGTTGGACGCGTGCGTAACTCATTCGATAAAGCTAACTCTCCGGGAGAACTTGAAGAAGTTAAAACCTTACTCTCCAAATATGGATCTCAGACAGCTTACAATCTTCAGGCTGCGGATCTTGCACTCATCAATCATACTGCTCCGAAAGCAGAACTCTCCAAATTTGTGCGATCTGCTAATGCGATCATGTCTAGATTCACTCTAGGTCTTGATCCTCTGAATACACTCAACAATGCTATCGGTGCAAATGTGTTGAGAGGTACAGAACTCGCACAGGTTACTAGGGCTATCAATCAAGGGAATGAGGAGATTGCTGGAAGGCTTGCACAGATTGGCAAGGTAGCAATTCCTGGGGTAGATGATACGATTCTCTCACCTACTAAACTGTTCGCTAATTCTTTGCGTCGATTCGCTGATCCAGTCACTAGGAAACAACTTCTGGCTGAATACCGAGATGCTGGATTCATTAGAGACCGACTCGAACAGTTCTGGAGCATGGCTGATGATCTCACACTCAGAGGTACTGAGACAGCTAATGAACTCACAGGAAGAATTAATTCTGCATTCTCTAGAGCTAAGAAACTAGCTGATGCAGGTGAGAGACTCACAGGTAATACTTACGCAGAAGAATTCAATCGATTCATCTCCGCTGATGTAGCTAGACAAATTACTGATCTAGCTGAAGCTGGTGGGATTATGAGTCGATCAGAATCTCTCACATATATCCAAACATTTGTGAATCGTGTGGAAGGTAACACTTTTGCTTCTCAACGTCCAGGACTGTTTCAAGGTCCAATAGGACAAGCTATTGGTCTGTTCCAATCGTATCAATTCAATCTCATGCAACAGATGTTTCGCTATGTTGCAGAAGGAGAGAAAAAAGATTTAGGAATGCTGTTAGGTCTCCAAGGTACATTCTATGGTCTGCAAGGTGAACCTGGATTTAAATTCCTCAATGATCATATTGTAGGTACACTCTCAGGTAATCAACAACATAGAGATCTCTACGATGCAACCAGAGGTATTGTAGGTAAGACTGCTGGAGACTGGCTCTTGTATGGTACAGCATCTAATATGCTCCAGACGAATCTATATTCTCGTGGTGATATTAATCCTCGACAACTTTCTATCATTCCTACCTCTCTGAATGAGGTTCCATTCGTAGGAGGAATGAGTAAGGTATTTGGATCTCTATATGAGGCAGCTCAAAAGATTGGTAATGGAGCACCAGTATGGGAATCTATTCGTCAAGGCATTGAACATAATGGAGTATCTAGACCTCTCGCAGGATTAGCTCAAGTAGCTACTTCACTCAAAACTGGGAATGAAGTATTCTCTACATCATCTAAAGGAACTATCATCGGTTCTAATGATTTGTTGAGTCTCGCTTCACTCTCTCGTCTTGCAGGTGGCAGACCTCTGGATGAAGCGATTCAGAATGATACAATGTTCTCGGTTCACCAGTATGAAGCAGTAGATAGAGCGAAGAAGAATCTGCTAGCAGAATCGGTTAAGACTGCTGTAATTAAGGGTAATATTCCAGATGAAGAATCAGTCAATCAATTCGCTGCTAAGTATGCAGAACTCGGCGGCAAGCAAGGAAGCTTTGCTAAGTACATGATGGAACAGTATACTAAAGCGAATACTTCCCAAGCACAGATTTTGTTTCAGAAACTTAATCATCCTATGAGCTATAAGATTCAAGCTCTAATGGGTGGAGAGGAGTATTAATATGAGCTACGCTAAAGACAATCCTAAGAATCTTTCTTCCAACATTCCAATGGGAACTCAGAAAGGTAAGGATATGGCTAATTTCTATTCCAACAATTTCTTCCTTACTTCTCCCATTCGATCTAATGTCACGAGTGTTGCAACTCCTGTGATTGCTCCAGATGCTGGGACTTATGCAACATCTGTAGAAGTATCGATCACTTGTGCAACTCTCGGCGCATTGATCTATTACACTACTGATGGATCAACTCCCACAGAACTCTCTACTCCTTACACTGCTCCATTCACTCTCACTTCTGATGCTACTGTTAAAGCAATCGCAGTGTATGCAGGAGCAGTATTCTCATCTGTAGCTTCCTCAGCATATGTGATCACACATTTCATTGTAGCTACTGGTGGAACTATCACTACTGATGGTGATTATAAGGTTCATCGATTTACTAGTTCAGGTACATTCGAAGTGACTGCTGGTTCTGGTGATGTGTGGTATCTTGTAGCTGCTGGTGGAGGCGGAGCTGGAAGATCGCAAACAGGTAATGGTGGTAATGGAGGTGGTGGGGCTGGTGGATATAGATCTAATGATGCATACGATTATGCTGTCACTGTTGGATCTTACTCTGTAGTTGTAGGTGCAAAAGGATTAGGAGCTACAACTAATAATACTCAAGGTGGAGATGGATCTGCTTCTAGCTTTGATGTAATTAGCTGTACTGGTGGTGGTGGCGGAGGTGGACCATTCACAGGAGCTGGTAGAAATGGTGGCTCTGGAGGAGCTTCAGCACAAGCTGGTTCTGTAGGCGGTACTGGAGTTAGTGGTGAAGGTAATGCGGGAGGAATTAGTGCAGGTAATAAGAATGCTGCTCCAGGTGGTGGAGGTGCAGATAAAGTAGGACAGAGTTGTACTGTTCTCAATATTGCTGGCGATGGGGGAGCTGGAATACAATCTTCTATTACTGGCTCTGCACAATATTACTGTGCTGGCGGAGGTGGAGGTAATTACACGGGTGGTACAGGTGGTATTGGTGGCTCAGGTGTTGGAGGTAATGGAGCACAAGGAACAGGTGATATTGCTGGAGGTGTAGGAACTAGACCTGGTTGCGGTGGAGGTGGTGGACAAGGTGCAGGTAATGGTGGAGATGGTACAGATGGTGAAGTTATCATTCGTTATAAGTATCAATAATTCAATAGGAGAATATGATGTCTTACACATCCATGCTTGATGATTCTAACACTGTTATTACATCTATTTCAGTAGATGATGATATTGAGAATCCAGTTGAATGGTGTACTAATCGATATGGCGGAATCTGGATAGCTGGAGTAGCCAGTGCAGGAGATTCATATGATCCTAAAACAGGTGAGTTCATTCCACTTCAGAGTCTTATTCCACTAATCCCACCGGGTACACCGATCATAGTTAAGTGAGAGAATAAATCGATAGACGAAAAAATAGCCCCGATTAAGGGGCTTATTTTATTGTACTGGAGTATCTGGTGAGAGATAGATAACTCCATTAGGATTGGTTCGTTTTCTCTCTAAGGCATTAGCTAACATTCCTGAGAGCTTAGCAATCTCATCTGCATCGTAGTAATCATCTACAATGATTTCACAATATGCAGCGATACAAGCTAATCGTCCACCAATGTCATCTGGATTGAATGCTCTGAGAAGTTCTTCAAGTTTGGAATGGTATCCTGAAGCTAGTTCTCTATTGAGCGCAATAACTTCTGTAGGCCAGAGTTGGATATGAGCCATTAGAATGCTCCTGATAGATTGTAGGCATCGAAATGGATCATATCATCACATACAATTCCCACATGTTGATCCCACATACTTTTGTAATGCTTAACCTTACCAATCATTTCTGATCTACTGAGTAGTGGAGACGTTTCATAGCTCAAAAGTTCTTCGTAGGTAAATGGGCTGAGTTGTTGTAAATATACCTTAGCTCCACATATCAAAGCTTCTGCATTAGTAGAACTGAGGGCATCCCAAGAATAGAATTTACTAGTATGTAGCAATAACATCCACAACTCTTCTCTTGTCTTGGGCCAGTCTCGTGTGATTTCTATGGTACCTTTAAGCTTCTTAGCTTCAGGAGAATAGATACTTCCTTTACCAATGTAAGTTAGATCTATGTCACGAGATGTGTTAGCTAGATACTCCACTCTTTCTGCTATAGCTATGACAGGAACTAATGATTCCACATAATGCAAATAATCATGGGCATCAGGAGTTAGCACTTGTGATTGTCCGATTCTGAACTCTCCCTTATTCTTCCCATTCCACACTCCTAACATACCATCTCGATTGAGATAATATCGTGCAACTCGTGAAGCATTAAGAGGGTTACCGAGAGTTGTATCAGAATAGATTGTGATAGCTCCAGACTCGGGGAATTTCCACTGGAGTGTATGATTACGAACCTCTGTAGGATCAGAAACTAGTGGTGTGTGGACGCGATCTGGAGAATACAAACTCACATCATCACTCATGAAATAGACTGCTGGTTCCTCTTGACTTATAGTGAGTTGGAACACTAGATAAGTAGGATACCCCAGTTTATTCATTGTCTCAGCTAGAAAGTGGAGTGCACAGATTCCAGCTGATGAGTGTTTATAAGGAGGAGTTACGATGTAGAAGTTAGGATGATTCATGGCATCCACCTTAGATTTCCAAGAATGATATTAGCAATTGTTGCTTGATTCCTTGCATCTTCAAGTGCGTCATGTTTCATAGGATTAGTAGGAAAGAGTCGCTCAAGTGAAGGAGGGGCAAGAGATTTAAGAGTACGGAAACAACGATGCTTACGGAAATCAAATGGATATCCAGTGCCCACTAGATCATATGCATTTCGTAGAATTACACAATCGAAATCAGCTCCATTGCCCCAGAGTTCCACATTATTACAATCATCAAATTCCTTCTCACACCAAGCTTCAAATTTATCCAGAGCGTGCCAGATGTGTTCAATTCCTCCAAACACTTTTGCTCTCAACTGTGGGTCTTGTTTATCCCACCACATCATTGTACCAACTGATACATTCATCCTAGCGCGTTCACAAGATTCGAGAGCGATGTAAGAATTAAATGTACGTGGAGTTACTCCATATGGGAGTCCAAACTCTACAGCTGCGAGTTGTACAATTGCTGCATTATTCTCAGTGGATGCAGTTTCCAGATCGATCATGAGTTTATGAGTGCGAGTCATGAGTTATACTCCAAGAATTGCAGCAATGTTAGGCTTAAAGTAATTTGGACCTTTGAGGACTTTACCATCTTCTCGCAGAATAGGTTTACCATCTGTTCCAAGTTTACTCATATTGGAATTGTGAATCTCTTGCAAAATTGCAACTTGAGGAAACCCAAATACTAGATTAGCTCCATCAATTACATAGCGAAGATCACCAAGACCATCCGCCATTTCTACAAGATTAGGCTCGTCCCAAGCAGACGTCAACGATACATTACCGTCAGTCACATATACGTGATAACCACAAGCATTAGCAAATTCTATTGCTTCCTCTAAAATAAGATTAACTCGCAGTCGCCTCAGTTTTTCTGTCCCTGCATTAACGTTCTGTGCGATTGGGTGTCCAAACTTTTCGTGAAATTCTCTGACCAGATTATCTGTGCTCATTTCTTAATCTCCAATTCCTGTTGAGTTAAATACATACCAAAATCGGTATACTTTTCTTTCCTTCTCCCATCACTATCTAGTTCTTCTACAGCTCTCAGTGGCAAAAATCCTCCTTGTACTGTTTGAATTTTATCTGCGAATTGAAGTGAACTTATGATCTGTCCTAAGTCTTTAGGCTGTTCCAAATCCTGTTTCACTTTCGCCCAGATATCTTTGATTCCTATCACTCGATTAGCATTGTAAATAATATTCATCACCTTATCTACAATATCCGAATTCTTTGCCTTACCAAATTCTCCTAATGCTTTAGGCATCAGAGATTCTATGTATGTGAGATATGTATTCGCCTGTATGATTGTGTCCTCCGTTATTTGTGTTTCCAGTTTTCCTGCTGCAACGATAAGACAAAGTTTCTCAAGGTGTTGTAATCTTCTTGATCCATATGATTCAAAGCGAGGATCATTAGGAGGGTTGTAATCGTTATAAATAGCGTCAAGCAGATTATCAGCACCCGGAGTACAGTCATAACTTCCGATACAAGATGTCCTAATAGCTTGAAGAATTCCTGCAACATATTGTTTCTCCTCCTCGGAAGGTATTTTCTGTTTACGAATCTTATATCCTGTTGGTTCTCCATGAACTAGAAGGAGACGAGAGAAGAATCCTTGTCCTATGATCGATGGTGGAAAAGCCAGTGCAAAATTGGTTGGAGTATTACCGCTAAGAATAGTAATAGTAGGATCACTAATCCAATCGGACTTACCCGTTTTAATCTTGTTCTCATACTTACCATGCCAATCCCACAATGAACCTAGGAGGGAGAGAAACTCAATGTTATGAATCCCAAAGAAATCATTTGCTTCATCAGCTGCAATCATAATGGGAGTTATGGATGAATCTTGTGTGCCAAAGATAGCAGCATCGTCATCATCCACAGCTTCATTCTGATGAGCTAAGTCTGCGAGGAATTTTTCTTTGGATGTTTTCTCTGCTGCAAAAGTTTTATAGCCAGCTCGGATAAGTATTCTCTTAACCATCTTAATCGCTGTTGACTTACGAGTGCCTGAGACTCCCATAAGCATGACATAGATATTAGGATAGAGTCTAGTATCTCCAAGCGGCCGATAAATATTTCTCTCAAGGATGGCCGCTATTGCACCAATAGCAGACCATCTGTGAAAGACTTGTGGGACTTCATTTCCGGAAGCATAAGTTAGATACTCGGAAAAGAAATCAGTTGGCATTGTTCAGGTTACTTTCTTCTTTGAAGTATCTTGCACGTGGTAGTTCTGTTGAATGTGTCCAACTGTGATAAGATCAGCTAGTTCTTTAATCTCGGGGGGAGCATCAGGCCATAGGTTAACAGCTCTATGAACCATTTGTTTAATTGCATCCACATGAGTTTTAGTCGCCCAGATGATTAAGTCTTCATCCTCATTACGGACTATTGAAATCGCCACGGCATTTCTCCTCTCTTAGCAGCTGTGAATTCATAAATACAATCCTGTCCTTCATGCTCAAAGATCATTACGGCAGCAATTGACTTGTCATCAAGCATACCGGAATTTAGAACTTTGAGATATTCTGATTTAGTGAGAGATGTACGAAACCATCTGGCTTCACCAGGATATCGAAATTCCAGAAGAAGTGTTGGTTCTTCAATATCAGTTTCTGTAGTCATTATACAATCTCCCAGTCTGAGGCTAGAAGATCTGTTTGTGAAGCTAGCCAAGGAACCCAGCAAGCATCAGCAGTACGCATTCCAATCCAAGGTAATACACGCAGAGCTTCTCCATTTCGTTTAACTGCAAATATCTCTACCTGTTGCAGCATTAGATACATTCCTTTACTATTCCAACCAGCTCTACGCACAGTCATTCCACGCTTAAGAAAAATGAGTGCTGTGCCAAATGTAAATTTAGTTGCTGACTCATTCTGTTTCTGCCCAGAATCTTGCTCTGATGAGTGTTCCATTCTTATCTACCTTTCCAAGTTTGAGTGCTGCTGGCACAGTGAAAACACGTTCGATACCTCTAATGTCTTTGATTCTTACTGGGATTTCCATCCTTTCTTTAACCATCTCTGGTAGGTATTCATGTCCCTCTCGATATTGAAAGAGAATAGAATCGTGGATTTGGGCGCAGAGTTTGAAATGTTCAGAATACTCTGGGTTCATAGCTATATCATAGAACACAGCCATGTATGCTTTATTCAGTACTTGAGCATTCAGTGATTGTGCACCGTGAGCTACATATGCATTGAGTGCTCTCTTATCTTTCTTCGGATTGTTGAAACAATATCTTGTCCAACCGAGAGCGCCAACTAGTTTCTTATTCGTGAGGATTTGTTCAATGACCCACTCAGGATAGGCACCACGAACTGTAGGATAGACTTTCTCAAAACATCTTAGCAGGTGATCTGCAATCTCAATTGCTGTCCATGAGGAAGGGAGCTTGAGAATCTTAGCTGCATTATATACAGCTTCTTCTCCCATCGTATCCACCAGTACCTTAGCTCCCATCATATAGTTAGCTCCGTGATTCACACGTTTGCCAATATTACGAATAGGTTTATTCAGTACAGTATGGGTGGCGTCATCATAGATTGTGTTGTATGCGAGACCAAAGAAAGCTTCTACATTATGTGAGTGGAAATCACGATCAGATGAGATTGCGGCTATAAGATTTTTATCGCCTGTGATATAAGCCGTATCTCTAGTCTCCGCTTGTTCAAGATCACACTCTCCGATATAGAAACCGTCATCCGCTTCAATCGTCTGTTTGACCAACTTGCCGACCGGAATATTCTGGATTTGCAAGCCACACCAGAAGTGATGTTCTCTTGATGCAAGTCTTGATGTGTCTGTACCGTGAGGGTTGAGTGCATACAATATCCTTCCGTTAAGTTCTTTGGCTCCACCTTCATCATTCTTATCTGCATCCTCTGAGGTGCGAAGATAAGTTGATTTCAGTTTTCTGAGTGCTCTAATTCCCATCTTCTCAGGATCATCTGATTTGGGAACTCCACGAATTACTCCCAGAATCTTGGAATTAAGAGGATGACGATAGATTGCTTTAGCTAATTCTTTCTCTCCTGCTCCTCCCAAATCAGAACATCCTAATAGATGCATTAGTTTCTTCATCTGTGGAGATGAATTAACATTGAATCCTGTGACTCCGAGATAGGAATCTAGTAGAGAGGATTTAGCTGTGATCATTCCCTCTATTTCTTTGCGAGCTTCTAGTAGACGATCTTGGTTACGAGTTAGACCTGTGAGTTCTGAGAGATGACAAGGGAATGTGAGTGGGAATTCTAGAAGATAATTCTGATGTGCCCAATCAGGAGCTTCTAACATCCACGATAGGAATGAACAGGCTGTGGCCCAAGTATCCTTGGCATTGTAGAGATAGTATTGTTCTAGATCATTCGTGTTTGCGAGATCTTTCCAGTAAGCTGCTTCACGTACAAAGAAAGACTGAAGAAATGCAAGGTCTTTGGGAAGCTCACTGTACCAAGAGTGGAATAGATTAGCTGTGTCCCAGAGATAATTGTATGGGGCAAGATCATATCTGGCGAGATAGGCACAATCGTATTTGCCATTCTGGAAAATTTTGGGGGCTGGGAGATTGAGGAATTGTTTTGCGATTCCATACTCATAATCTCCTACCAAGGGTAAGACGAGAGATCTTGTTTGAAATTCCGCATGTCCTTCTCCCACGAACTTGAATATACCGGTGAATCCGATGCATCTGATAGCGAGATTTTGTTTGAAGGTTTCAATATCGACTGCGATTGCGACACAAACCTCACTTGAGAATCGCTCATACTCTCTAGTATAGCTGGCTGCGGTGAGAATTGACCAATTGAATTGTGGAGTTTTGAACCATCTAGAAGGATTACACAATTTACTCGTGAATCTTTCGAGGAGAAACTTTCCGTAAGGGACTGTTACAACATGTTCAAGAGGGTTGAGAAAGACGTATTCGATTCCTCCGCGGGTAAAGTAAGATCCTGCGTAGGTATCGAGTGAGGGTGACGACTTACCTGTGAGTTTAGATAGCAGAGTGGTGGATGTAGAGAGCACGCCGGTAATATTGCGAGTCGGATGTTTAGCATATGATTCTATCTCAAAGAGAGTTTGAATAGGCTTGGTATCGACAAATACTTTATTATCCCCTACGAATGGTTTCAGATAGGGGAGAAATTGACGATCTGATACTGTGCCAAGGAAGAGAATATTACTCACTTAACTGGGTCCTTGTGAAAAAGTTTTCCTTTTTCATGTGTATGCGTAGTGTCAATACATTCGCCTAAATGATTAACTAAAGTACTGCCGCAGTGCTCACAAAGTACACAACTATACAAATTATTTTTATTTTGATCTAGTGTGCAAAGATTTTTCATGTCTTCATAATCCTCACCAAAAACTAGTACAGAGCATTGAGAACAAAAATTAGCCATTACATTCTCCTAGAAAGGGAGATCATCATCGTAATTATAGTCCTGATCTGGATCTTTGCTGTACGGATTAGTTCTTTCCTTCTCATTCCTATCCGCGAGTGGCAAATCAGCTGCACTAGGATCTCGTCCAGTAAAATCCACATAACCACATGATTTAGCTAGAGGGAATGAACATACAGTACGGTTCTTTATCTTACCATATGCCCACACCAGATATTGTGGATCATTTTCCGCAATCCAGTCAGGTGATCTACCTCTATACTTACCAAAGCTGAGAGGAGTAGCATCAGTTGCTAACTCTTGAGGTGTACGAATAATTCCCATGATTAGAATCCTTTACCGGGCCAATACCAATTCCACCAGTGTTGCCAGAGGATTACATCATCTCTATGATAGAACATTTGACAAGCTTCTAGTGCGAGGGAGAGTTTGGATTTAGGGAGAGGTGGAGAGAGTTGTACAAGTTTGCTCATTTCTTCACCTGTGAATCTATCCAGTTTTCAATAGCTGTAACTGTTTTTTTAGCCAGAGAGGTCTGCAACGCTCTCTCTCCTAGCTCAGAAGCAGCAATTGCATACAGCGTGTTTTTACTTGGAGTTACGATTACAACTAAAACAGCAAAACAAACTGGTAGCCACAAAAACAAAAATTTTTTACTCCCACCTTCTATGAAAACGTGGCCTGTAACAAACATTGCTACAACGCCTCCAAGCACACTTACTGCGGCTGCCAGCTGTTGCAACTTATCGACTAGTTCTGCTAGATACAGAAACCAAGATAGTGTATTCACTTATATTCTCCAAGAGAAATTGAATGAGCCTTTTATGCTCATGCTCAGGAGTGGATGCCTAAAGCATCTTATGCGAGAGAGAACTTATCTACTGCCATAGAATCAGGATAACCATCCTGTTTCCTCACTCGCGTGACGATGAGAACATCAACACCATCTTTGATGGAAGTGATAATCTCATTAACACTACGCGTGTTGAGTGCAGTTCCAATTGGTTCAACCAACATCTTGAGTTGACCTTGGCCAATCTCATTTGGTGTACCATCCTTCTTACGAGTGTGAAGAAACACAACGGCTTCATCATTCTCTTCAGGAGGAACTGCGGTAGGATCACTCAGCTCGCCTACACGTTGATAGACAAACTTCACTGCGTAAGATACAGGCTTACCGGGTTTCACAACCTTAGTAATAAACATCTTAGCGAAGTGAGCACCATTAGGAAATGGCGCAGTTGTCGGCAGATCAGCAAGATCATCAAGAGTTTCATCAAGCATCAGATCATCATTTTGGTCAGTCATTTTGGAATCATCCATTTAGTTACAGGTTAAAGAATACAAACACACTTACAATCAATACTGCCAAGTGACAGCTTTAACAGCCCACATTTGAGCTGTCTGTGCCTCTGTGATTGCGACAGAGTACATTCGTTTCATCTCAAGGTTATTAGTGTCAGACCTGAGATTAGCAAGTTGATCGATAATACTAGCGAACTTACGCTTGATACTATCGACAGTTTCGTTTGAGGAAGGATTGAAAGTTAGACCTACTGCTTTCTCTCCGAATGAAAGTTCTTTTGCAAGATTCATAAGATTCTCCAGTGCGGTTGAGGAGATAAATCTAGCTAGCACTATCACTAGATTTATTTTGGGAAACAGAATTATTACTGAGGGTACGGAACTTAGTTACTTGAAGCCAATCAACAAACCCGACTTGCAGCGTATGCAATTGATAAGGATGCTGATAATATACTTGGATGTAATCATCCATTCCAATTTCAGGATGATCATCTCTGATTCGAACAATACTCTTTCCGTCCCATTGAATCCAAGGACCATATTCAGGTGTTGGTACAGAAACTTTATTGTGGTGATCCTGCACTCGTTGCATCAATGCAATGTAACCAGCAGTATCTACTTTGGAATCACGATGCTCTGGTGAATTGCCTAGACGTGAGAGTTTGAGTAGTGTCATCATAACACATACGTCATTCGCATCCAGATCTACGTCAAGATCATATTTACGCGCAAGATATGTAGTCCAGTATTCTGCGATGGTCAAGAGATTCTTATCAGGAGAACCATAAGTCTTCTCTCTATCTCCATAAATAATCTCTTGTGCTTCTTCGAGAATCGATTTAGGAGGAGTATTAGAGTGATCCATTTGTATCTCCAGAGAGATTAAATCCTGCTCCAGTAATTCCTTCATTAGTTAGTGCAAATGCAGGAAGTGGATTTGCATATGTCTGAGTGGCATATAGAGATGCAATGAATTGTTTCGCAGCTTCAACTGCTGGGGCATCAACTAATTCTACAGTGTCACTCAGAAACTCTGTGAGTTGTACACGCAGAATTGATCCTTCAATTGACACTCTCTTAATGTGTCTGGTGTTCCAGTGATAATCACCGAGAGATACGAATTTATCAGCCATTTGAATTAACCTTTCTTGAGAAGAGATTGCAATTTAGATTCTGCAACTTGACCTTGAGTTGGACCTAGTTGAGAAGCTACCTTACCTTTGAAAATATCTACCAGAGATACATTGTCTCCCATTTTTTCAGCTGCAAAATCAGAGCGTGAACCAACCATGATATTTACTGTGGCTGTAGTGGAAGATGTGAATCTATGTTTCATGTTAGATACCTGAGAGTATACAACATGACCAAAATATTTAGCTGCGTTGCGGGAGAAGTTACGAGTACCTGCGGTTGGTACAATCTTAACCTTGCCATCCTCCTGTTCTGCTTCTGTTTCATGTGAAATACAGAGTACATGAAATCTAGCTGTTTGGATATGAGAGAGAAATATATCCATGAGCTTACCTAGATTTCCGTAGTCCATGAATTCCAGGCGATAATCATCAGGCTTATCTTTAGTAATGTGAGCGATGGCGGAGTTGGTCAGTTGAGTTAGAGAATCGAATACTACAATGGTGTTTTGCGGGTCTGAAGGAGGAAGAATAATCTCTGTGAATGGTGCTGCATTCTTAGCACAGAGAGCACATCCGATTTTACCGTGGGTATCACAAATCTTATGTGTTCCACCTTTGATAACCTTGAGACAAGTTTCAATTGCAATGGGCCATGAACGGTTATCTGGGATGGAAATAAGTTCGATACGTTCCTGTTGATCCTGCGGGAGTTTACGGAGAGTAGCATATCCATTCTCCAGATCGAACCAGATGAGATTGAATTCTCTAGATAGATCACCTGCTAGTTGAGTCTTGCCTGTTTTAGGAGGACCATAGAGAAGAACAGATTGATATGGAGAGGCTGAGAGTTGAGTTAGTTTCATAGTATTCTCGGGTATATCGGATTTTACTGTGCGTAGTGAGGTAAGTAAGTCATCTAGCCAAATTTTGACTTCTGATATAGAACCACACAAAGGTGGATAATAGGTGCTCTCCGCTAGAAATGTATTCTCACTAAGCTGGAGTATTACATATCCTCGGTACATGCAAACTACTTTCATAGTATTTCATCCTCCCCTGAAATGGGTGTGGACCTAAGAGCTTGTGAATGTGGGTGAGGTTTAGTAAGTTGTGCACGAACCAAATCTTCGAGAGTGATTTGAATCTGATACTCTTCCAACTGTTTATCTAGAGCTTCAGCTCCCTGTTCACTCAGAGGTGAGGTTAACAAATTCGTGGAGAGAGTACAATTATTATAATACTCACACTCTCTATACCATGAGAAACAGGATTCACCCCTCATAGGATAGATACCTTCTCTCTCATATAGTTTGATTATCTCTACATCAAGGAGGAGTTCTTGAATCCAAAGGGCACGTTGGTAATATGATTTATCAAATGAGAGTTGAATGTACTCTTGGGATTTAGATTGATATGCTAGATATAGAACTTCATAGGCTGAGAGTTCAGGGAAGATAGCATCTAGAACTATGGAATATCCGATTGCTTGGGCGGAGTTTTTATATTGGGCTGGATTGACTGCAGTTGCTGAAGTTGTTTTACACTCAAGTACAATGATCTTACCAGTGGTTGTATTTCTTAGAACAGCATCCACAAATCCGCGATAGATGAATTTATCTGGAAGGTGAATGGCGAAAGAGAGTTCACAAGCTGGCTTACCTTTGTATTGCACAATCTCATATCCTGCAAGATAGCCGTTAGTGCGCATTGAATCGAATTGTCTGAGGGCATGAATGGCTCCAAAGAATGATTTGTTTTGTTTAGGATTATCTGCAAAGAGATCACAATCCCATTCGAGAAATGCTTTCCAGATCACAGTATCCATCTCCATTCCTTCTAAGATATGTTGGATACCTGATCCGATGACATGACCATAAGCAAAGGTTACGGATTCAGTTACTTCCGGTTCAGTAGATACATCAGCACCTAGTTTATAGAGTTGGAATTTTCTTGGGCATGAATGGAGTGTGAGTAGAGAGGAGTAAGAGAGATTCAGAATTCTCTTATCGATTTCGATTGAATCAATTTCCATGATTGAATCTGTTCTTCTAGTGTGAGACAAGTCTCAGCGTGGGATTGATATTGCCAACATAGATAAGCTGCTCTAGAGGTTGGAATAGTTTGAGCGATTGGATGAAGGACTCGCTGAGTAGGAAGTATATAGGTATAAACATCTAACCACTCAGCTAATAGTTTATATGTTGCGAACTGGGAATGGAGGCGAGAGAATAGATAGACTCGAAGGAGTGAATCGAGTTCTCTAGAATCCAAAATCATTTGCGGTTGCATTCTTAAGTTTCGCTTTTGCCGCTGTGGATGGCTTAGTGATTGACTCAGCGAGATAGGTATTAGTTTGTTTCTCTAAACCACGTACGATTGTAGCAATATCGGATGGTTCTAGCAGAGTAACTAACGCTGGGTCATTCTTTAGTTTCCTGCGGATCTCTTGTAAGAGTGTGGGGATAGATGGATGTTGCGAGAGCAATGCGGAGGAGAGAGATAAGATTCTCTCGTGAATTATTTCATACTGTCCGGGAGCAGCACTAGAATTATTTGAAACAGGACGGGAAAGAATGACATCATCAGAATCAATAGAATGATTGTCATTACTGACATTGTGTTGAGGAATCGCTCTAGGAGTTTCTGGAACATTAGGTGTCTCCTTGGATGGTGGTGTGGATGATGCGGCTCTAGCGGCTAGAAGTTTCTTAGCCCAATCAGCTTCTGGCATTTATGTTTCCTTATCTAGTGGTGTGATGAGAGTGACTTCATCTATTCCTAGTGAGACTGTGAGAGTAATCTCTAACAATCCTGCCTCAGATCTATGATGAAGTCTAGCGGTCTGTGCATTCTCTAACAGAAGTAATGCATACACTGTGTCCATCCACTTCTCTTTCTTAATTGCTTTGAAAATTCTACGATGATGCTTATTCGGTGCCGCTATCCTAAGAGATTTAGCGGGGTTAGCTTTAAGTTGATTCCAAGCAGGTTGATAGAGACGGGGAGAACGAGACATTCTAGAGTTGTGAGCTAACTAAAATGCCCCATAGACTTGTGATCTACGAGGCACTTAGATTAGATTACACTCGGTGTGAGAGTGAATTACAGTCCCAGATTAGCAACCAGATTGGATTCCTTCTCTGCATTCAGAATCTTATCTGCCTTATCCAACAGGAACTTGATGCAATCTTGGAAAGATTCAGCTGCATCACCAGCACCGTTGAGATAGACAGTAAGCATGTTCTTCAGACCAGGCAGAATCTTTTCCTTCTGATCATGATTAACCAGAGGATTGAGTTTCTGTGCAAACATTGCAGCTTGCTTCTCAATGAACTTGAGTTCAAGTCCAGTAAGTCCTGGCATGATAATGACATAGGACTTGATGAAATCTTCCCAGATTTCCTTAGGAATACCACGTCCCTTACGCTCAGATTCAGGTTGCGTAGCAATCGCAGTCCAAGTTGCCTTAGCATACGGGAAATTTTCAGTAGTGATATCAGGATTATCCGCCAGAAGATCCTTGATATATGAAGTGAAAGTATCCTCAATCGAAGACATCAACAGTTTGAATTCAGGTGATGCCTGATTTTGGAGAATTTCAACAACACCTTCAAAGGAAGGAATGGGAAGTTTAGCTTCAACAGTTGCTCGCTTGGTAGAGATCCCAGTCTTGTCATCCTTGATGGTACGGAATCCGAATTTGAATTCCTTAATATCAATCAGCTTGTTCTGATTTTCGATGACGACGGCTTCGATTGCTTGTTCCATTTGGAAGTTTCCTTAGTGAGAATGAGAGAGTGGTTAAAAGAAAACGACTTGGGGTTATTTCCGAGTCAGGTTGCAGTATCGCATAGGTGCGGGTGGATGTCAACCCCTCCGCACACTTTATTATATTGTATGTGTTAAAGCATGTCTATAGTAATCTCCACATATAATTCTAGTTCTCCGTTTTCTGCTGCGAGAAATAGATTATCCCAGACAGCTTGTTCATACTCTTGTTTATAAGGTGCGATTTGGTGTAGAGCATGGAACAGTCTAGCTGCTTGAAGATGTACTGGTTTAATCTGTTCCGCTTTTAGGAGAGCGAAGTACATATCTTGTTCCCAATCTGAATGCCTACTAGGCAGATAAGTTGGGGATTGAGTAAATCCAAAGTACAGCATAGCTCGCTTAATATGTCTCCTGTAGTCTACATCATTCTTATATTTGTATTTTCTAAAGTGACTCATGATTGCATCTCCTTATTATCAATCTTACCTTTGAAGTATTCAGCTTTCTCAGCGAGAGTGTTACCTTTGATGCGTTGATTAGTGATTCCTTTCTCAAATGAATCTGGTTCACAGATTACAAAAAGTTCCTGTTTCGCTCTAGTTACTGCGGTATAGAGAAGTTCTCTCTGCATCATAGTTGCGTGAGAATGATGGAGACAGAGATACACTTTATCCCATTCGGAGCCCTGAGATTTATGTACTGTGATTGCATATCCGAGAATGAGATTATTAATCTGTCCTGCTTCTTTGATCTCTACTGTACGATCTGAATCTAGTAGATAGAGTTCAATGATGTGTGAACATGCACGTACTCTATCTTCATCATCTCCTTTACCTATTGCTACTTGAGCGAGTAGGAAATCAGTATCTTCGTCAGTTGTATGAGATTGTTCAGATGCTGCCCCATCTCCGCGTTCTTTATGTCCCCAGTAATTCAGAGAGACTGATTCTTGTTGAGCTGATGCTCCAGAGTATTGAGGATTAGGATAGATATTTTGAATGATTGCATCCTCACGATCATAGAGACACTTATCTCCCACACTGTAATAAGATTTCTTGAATCCATGAATCACTTCCCAGACTACACGCTGATTCTGTTTAGCAATTTTGTTTGCGATGTGACGATTCAATTCATCTGAGCCACAAGCTTTATTGAATGGGATAAGGATTGCATCAGTCTCAGGATTGTAGAGATTGTTTTCTAGCTCACGAATGAAGAACTTAGCAAGTGTGAGAACTGCGGAGTCAGCACTAATACGTTTCTTCCAATCATGAAGTTTAAGTTTCTTAGGTACAAACCAGCTAGGGAATTCAGATACAGGAATAGGATTACCTGAGAGAATTCTATGGGCTAGTTTGATGATAGGAGAATCTAGAGCTTGTCGATACACTTCTGTGAGTTCAATCACAGGAAGTTCTAACATCTTGAAACCTAGAATAGCAGCTCCAAAGACAGGAGGGAGCTGTTGAATATCTCCTAGGAAAATGAATTGTACTCCAGTTGATGCGGCCTGTTCGATCTCTCTGTATAGATCCACTGAGATCATCGATGATTCTTCTAGAACAATTACTCTAATCTCATGAGGAAGTTTGTTTAGAAGAGTGCGAGTAGGTTCAAATCTCATAGTGTTACGAGTCTTACCTGTCTCCTCATCTACGATTTCATAGTACGCAGGTGCATACTCTAGGAGTTTGTGAATGGTTACACAATTACCTTGTAAATCCTCACTCATATTACGACGGATATTATTAGTAGCTCTACGAGTGTATGCGGATATTGAGATTCCGGGTGCATTTTCAGGTAGATATTTATGTCCGTGTCCATGCATTGTAGGAATCATACCTGCGGCAAAGAGAGCTTGAGTAACTGCCTTTTGAGCGGTTGTCTTACCTGTACCTGCTGCACCAATTAGGATACAGGAATTACCTGAGAGAACCAGAGAAACAAATTCTGATTGTTTGGCATTTAGAGTGATTAGATTGCCGTATTTATCGTAGATTTGATTCGGTCCCAGAGTCTTAATGTCTGCTGGAATGGCATTATCAGATTGCGATTCTTTTGTCTGCGCCATCTCTGTTGTTTTGATTTCCTCAACATTAGGAGATGGTAATTCTTGGATCTGAGATAATGATACAGGAGTTGATTTGATGAGTGCATCTGCTTCTTTCTTACGTTGAAAATCTGCCATGAATTTGGCAAGTCTGGGTGAGATAGGAGTTGTCATAATTAACCTATTGATTTACTCTGTGAATGAGAGTGAAGATTGTGATTGAGCTGATGAAATGAATCTAGGAATAGCTCTTGGTTCCCATTTCATTCTGAATTGTTTCTCATGTTTCCAGCGATAGTATGCCTGATACTTGGCTATTGTGTCAAGTGACTCGTTTAGTTTTATTTCATCTGGAGTGATTGCTTCTGCCCACTTAGATGGGAGAGGATAAGTGTGATAGAGATTGATATCAGATTCATGTCCTGCGCCATTGATAGATTCATAATATGTAAATGCATCTTGTGCAATCCAGAGAGATGAATGAGTGAATTTAGATCCACGATAGCGTCTCTCTTTCTCAAGTTCACATAAGAGATTCATTAGCCATGCGGCGTGTGAAATATCTTCTGCAACCCATTGAGTACAAGGATGTTTATGATGGGTTGGAAGATAGAATCCTAGTTTCTTAGCTGTATAGGGGAGAGTTCCTCGAATTTCTAGCGCAGTACAAATCATTTGTGCGCCTTCGAGAATCATCTTAGAGAGGTGTTGATTACAGTGAGATTGAGCTGCGAGGGTAGGATTAGTTGAGAGGATGAAAATGTTCATTACAGTTCTCCGCCCATAAGATACATACTGATTAGATCAGCTCTACGTTGTTTCATTTCATCCCACCACATACGTGCATATATATTAGGTGTGTGATATTGTATTTGCTCGTACATATATCTAATGAATATGTAATTCAGTTGATAAAAATAGATTTTTGGGTGCATGATCTTATTCTCCATCTTTCTTATATCTCTGTTTCAAATCCCAATTCGCTTTAGCTTTCAGGAATTCAAAAGGAGTCTTATATTGTTCCCTTCTTGGCGCTTCTGTAGGCGCAGATTGAATAGCTGCTATCATGTTTGCATCTCCAATACTGGTTGACTCCGAAAGAATCTTAAATGATGTTACTCGTCCACCTAGATCAGCATTACCGAAGTCTAGATAGTTAGCTTTTTTGCTGAGACCATTGCGTAATAGTTTCATCAGAGAATATGCATAGATAGAACCATGGCCATGCACTTCACTAGTACGCTCTTCTAATGTGAGTTCATCCTCACAATGTTCTATGAGTTCATTAATATGTTTCTCAGGGAATTGCCAGATAGCTTCATCTTTTGCACAAGCTCTAATGATTTGTTTCCAATACTCTGAGAGAGTAGATGGAGATTTAGTCAGAGGATGTGTGATTCTCATATCCGGGAAATTAGCTGCCACTTCAGCCCAAGATGCTAGAGAATTAGCTAGAAGTTCTGGGGTTGTATGAGCTGTTTTGATAAGTTTCTGGAGAGATGATTCTCGAATCTCTAGTTTATGTTTCAGAGATTCACGGGCAGATGATTCTCTCAGACCATCATACCAATCATGGATAGTTTCGAGCCAGATTTGAATCCAATGATAGGTATTGGTGAGATCACATGTATCGGAGGTTATGACAAAACGTGGAAGAGTGAATGAAGGATGATTGATTAGATCAATCTTACCTACTACACTTATGAGAGACTCCATATTAGTTGCTATGATTTGAGGAGTCTTAGATGTAAAGGTTGCAGGTACTCTCCAGTCGATTAGCTCAGTACTGTTAAACAGACTCAAGTACAGGAGATATGATTCTGTTACAGAGAGTTGACCTGCGGACCATTTAGATGTGAGTCCTAGCAATCTCTTTTTAGGAAGAGAGAATAGAGGATGATGATATTCTCTTGAATGGAGAGATAGAGGCATATGTTCACATTGGAATAATATGCCTGAGAGAGAACAGAGGATTTGAGCCATTTAGATTTACTCCTGAAATTAGGGGGAGTTAATTGGTGGATTTGTGATTACTTACTTTGTTAGTTAAACATACTTGCTTCAAATTGAGTCTCTTCCTCCTTACTCATGAGATTATTCTCATATCTATATTCCTGAATGAGTCTTAGATCCTCAATTGTCATTTCATCTCTGAGAGATTGATTCTCTGATTTAGACCACACTGAATAGAGAGCTGATTTGCGAAGTTCTCTATTCTCCTTACTCTCTTTACTCCTGATTGATGGAATCTCAGCGAGAGGATTCAGTCCCATTGAATCGAATAGGTTAGGTTTAGGGGCTGATATATACGCTGGAGTTATAACCTCATTGCGTATTTTATGTTCAAATACGCTGAGAGATGCGATTACACTCACACTTTCATCCGAGAGATTAGATTTACAAAGTGATAGGATATGAGTGATTTGCTGAGATGTGAGAACAGGACGGTATTTAGGAATAGGTGTGGCCATTGTGAATCTCCTATTAGTGTTTAGTTGATTGATTCATTTCTATGATCTCTTTTATCTTTTTCGAGATTACTAGAAAATCTTGTCCAATTCCTGGATATTTAGATTCTAGATTCTCTAGGAGAGATTCATATCCTAGGATGATACATTCTTCTAGATTATGTCCGTAGGTGTGGAGAGATTTAGATTCATCTGAATCAGGATTAGAATCTATCTGTGAGCGA